GTGGAACTTAAAACGCAGCTTATCAGGCGGTGTAACAGACGACGGTCTAAGGCGAAGCATGTTTATCTCTTGGTTTATATCGGCTAATCGCAGTGACAAAACTGTAATCCTCGGCATGACCTTCATCTACCAGTTTACCCATTCTTCTGATGACGGATTCGACTTGGGATTCGGTCAATGGCGGATCGAAAAGTTTATCGAGCGCAATCCTTGTAGCTTTTTCCGTAAGTTCATTCATCGTGATAGCGCATAAAAGTGGAGGTAATTTTCGGAAGAGTATTCGTCTTTATCCTGACGATACGGAATCTGCTGTTCTTGTGTAACCGCTTCACCCATCACGGCAGGAACAGCTCCTTGCAACCGGCAAAACTCTACTCCACAAGATCCAGCATCAAAATTGTCAGGGGAATGTCCCATTCGTTGTTTATATCCACGCACAGGACGCCCACGTTCATCTGTACGCCCTTTCGATCCACTCTTTGGCTCAGTACACCACTTTCCGTTTCTGTAGAAGGTGCGGCGATTACACGCTTGAAATGTCATTTCGTCATCCATCCCGCGAATCCCGTCGCCTAACGCAAATTCACGAACGTTAAAACAGAGTTCACTCGCTCTTGTATCGTACGCTTCTTTGGCCGTCTTTCCGTTTTCGTCTATGATGTGCATCTCATCTGGTGCTCCACCTTCCTCGATTCCGGTTACATCGCCCCATTCCTTCCTAAAAATTGAGTCTAGGCCTCCGCCTTCTCCGCTGGCGTACAGAGCAAAATCGCGTGGTCTAATCTGGCGTTTCTCGCATTCAACCTTACAGAAATCCACGATCTGATAATGAATCGGTCGGGTTGATTCGACGTTGATTGGAACGGTCAAAGTTTCTCCAAATTCTATCACCCAACGTTTTACACCTTCATCATTCTCAGTCTCGCCGTATTTTATGAACTTCAACTTTGGTTTGTCGCCGCCTCCGAACGCAGGGTCAAGAGACGCGCATTTCCTGAATCCATGTGTCCAAATTGCCTTCTCTTTGCAATGAAACGTAACCACTATTGCGTCATCGAGAAGCGTGGATTCCAACCCCATCGGGGGAGGCCAACCAATTCCGAATTGCCACACAGCCGGATCGTTCTCGTTCCCGTTCGCTCCTTTAACAATTCCTTCGTACCACTCACGATTGCACAACCAAGAGAGACGTTTTCGTTCTGAAGGTGAATCATCTGCCGGACTTTTACGTCCATCGAAGAATTGGCATAGACCTCGCCCTTTAGTTGGGCCACCGTGCGTTTCCCATTCTTCGGTCTCCCCACGAACCACTGATTCCCATCCGTCCACAGGTTCACTTTCTCGTCCTAGAGGATTTGTGAGGCTGTCAGGATTGCCCATTCCACGGAATTTGAATACTGGATTAGCAACCATGTTTGAGGTGGCACGCATAATCGCTTCCCTGATTCCCTGCATTTCGTCAAGGATGAGTACAATACGTTCCGTGTGGATACCAATAAGTCCGTTTATTATCTCTTCCACGGGGCCTTCTTCCACGGCAATACCAAACACTCCGTTCTTATCGTCTCCCTGTCTCCATCGTATTCGCGTAACGGAATCTAATAGATCACCGATATGACCCAAGTTCTTCGGAAGCATTGAATGATAACTGGCAACCTGAGACCAAATACGCATTCTCAACATCTTCATGGTCGTGGAGCAGATTATCACAGCAGTTCGATCTGGAGCCTGAAGGAAGTATTCGAGTCCAAACACAGCGAAATTTGTCGATTTTCCTGAACTAGCGGGTCCGAGAATCGTCAGCCAATCATATTGGCAATCAGCACGCAACATCCTCTCATTCCAACGATGAAACTGATACGATGGCCACAGAGCCTCAATCCTTGCACGTCGAATCTCGTACGCGTCCCCAATTCCTCGATACGCTAAGTATTGAAGTTTCTGGATTCGAGGAATTGATTTCTGGTTTGTCTTTTTGGCCATCAGAGACCAATCAATCCCATAGTCCTTCTCTGCCGGATCGTTGGTCATTTGACTCTAAAAAACTCGCCATGAAATCTAGGGGCAGCCAACTCGTACGCTTTCGCAACCTCTTCTTTTGTCGCAAAAGTTCCAAGATGTTTCTCTTTTCCGTTTACATTTATTCTGGCTCTGTACGGTTTTTTGTCTGAACCGCGACGATTGAAATTACGAGACACACCCTTAAATCCAGATTCATTGTCCTTGTGAACAATCTTGTTCATGTTGCTTTGGGATGGAGTAGCAAGACGAAGATTAGACTTCCGATTATCCAACCGATTGAGATTTCGGTGGTCCACCCAACAATCCGGCTCACCCATGATCTGTCGGTGCATTAGGATTACTCTTTTGTGTCCTTCGTCCACCTTGGAATTTCTACCCACATAATATCCAGTGAAATGCCACTTCCACTGAATTAGTTGATCGAAATCCTCATCGTCAACGATTGCGACTTTACCCTTCGTTAGCGAAATGTATTTCATCGCGTTTCAATGAATACGTCGTTCTTGTTGTCGCGCAATGCCAGCACGTTTGAACGGATCTCCCGACCTAAATTCCACGCCAGTACCACGAACAACACTTTGTCGCACTTAAGATTCCCAATCTCAGTGAACGGAACAATCTTCATTGTGCTCGTCTCTTTATGCCATTTCGTAGGAGTATTATCCGCGATCACGTCCAACTTCACTTTCGCCATGTTGAGCATTGAAATTCCCTTCGCCGCCGCGCCACAGCCCACGGTGTAAAATCCGTCTGCCATGTAATCCTCAATGGTATCGCCAACCCTGCAAATCTTGTCCACTACATGAGATTTCCACCAGTCGTAGATAGGTTGCGACAACATTCCCACCACCTGTTCCCATTCCATACGAGCTTTTACCCGTGACGATGGCGTTCCGGTTTTCCCAAGAACGAACACGTAACTTGTCCCATGAATATCGTGCATCACGATATCAAGAAGGATTAGGCCCACACGGGAAGCTAGTTTCGCCATCGAATGAGCGTTAAAGTATGAAACGTGCTCGTGATAAATCGTGTCCACTTCCCCGTTCACAACAATGTTCGCTTGAGATGTTGCTATGAACAGTCGTGAACCGTCGTGCATCGCGTTTGTGCAGTTGGTCAGGAACGTCCACGGATTTATAGAGTGCGCCACAACGTTTTGAGCTGTTAAAATGTCGTAGGTCTCGTTAAACGGAACTTTCTCTAGGAACTGTACGCGAATATCGTGACCTTTTTTCCGTGCTATTGGGGCAAGGTTTTCGGCAGGGTCTATTCCGTACGTTTCCAATCCCAAAGCCTTAAACGCATCAAGTTGCGATCCGTCATTTGAAGCGATGTCGAGAACATTTCTGGCGTGAGGAACGTATGATAAAGCTGTACGCGCAAAGTCTCTGAAGTAATCGAGGGCTGTACGTCCAGTCCCAGAGCAGTAAGCGTAATCCCGGTAGAGAATATTGGGGTCAACAAATTGGTGAAGTTGTAAATGGCAACAGGACACGCAACGATTAACTGATAACGGAAATTTCTCTTTAACGTTGTAGGTATTGACCAATGGCATATCTCCAAAGTCGATTAGTGGAACTACTTCGGAACCGCAGCACAAACACTTTTTGCCACCCACAAATCCGCTGTGATCGTAGTGCGGGAATCTCATTTCCCGTACAACCTTTCGGCAAGTTCAATTCTCAATGATCTAAGGGTTGTCCACTTCCCAGGACTTTCGATTGCAGATTGAACTTCACGAATCTTGTCACGAATTACGTCGGCAACCTCGTCATCAGGTTCGTAACGATCTTCTGGATGAAATGTGGCGATTCTCCAGCGTTTCATTTTTCATCGTCTCGCATATCAAGAACGAAGTCTGGTCGAAATTTACGTGGTTCGTCCAATGAGACATCGTGGTCTAATCCCAAACCTTCCCTAATCCAATTTTCGCCTCCGTAGTGAATGTATGGCGGCTCATTCAATGCGTCCGTCTTCTTTGGACATTGCCAAGTCCAAAATTCACGGTCTCCGTTATCTACACGCCTGATATTTTCTATCATACCAACGATATTTGGAACGATTTCAATGGTAGCGTCCGGCCAGATTGCGTCCTCGTTTTTATCTGCGGGGGCAAGAGCGAACATAATCGCCGTAGAGAACTCATGCCCGTAAGGTTTATTTGCCTTATACCATCCCGCTAATCTCACGATCTGTTCCTTCGTGAACGTGAATCCTGTACTATGCTTACTCCAATCGAAGCTCATCGTCCGTCCGCTAACGCTTCTAGTTTCGCCTTCCCGTCCGCATCCGAAACCGAGAACGCTTCTACGTGACGATCACAGACTATCAGATTGCTTTGGTCGCCTCGCCTGAAGATGTTCGGTGGTTTACGCCAATCGGGTAAATCGTACACGCCATCCCACGTCACAAGTCGCGTCTGTAAACCCTTACTCCTCACCCATTGCGTGAAGTTAGGAACTTCAGGCGAGAACCCGAAAACCTCAAATCTATACGTATCATCACGACTGTTCACTTCCATTGGATAACTTCTTGCGATGTACGGTTGAAATATCATGCACGGGGTTCGGATGTGTGGAATGATTTCGTAAGAAGCTAACGGCCCGTAGAGTCCGTCTCCGTATTCTTCTACGGCGGCAACGAAATGTTTCAGCCAACCGTCGCCCGTTACGTACGTGCTGGAATTAAAACACACTAAAAGATCAGCGTTGATTTCACGACCCGCAAATTGCCACGTACCACAATCCCACCCAGACCCGTCATAACGGAGATGTCTACTTGAGATTGGATCGAACATTCCATCTGGACTGTCGGCGTAACGGTCGATGATTACGACTTCATGTTCGTATCGTGGAGCGTATAGCATGTAGGATTCAAGCCATCGTTGTGCGCCGTGCTGGTATTCACTCTTTGTTACGACGCGAACGAATACGACCACGACCTTCATCTAAGGAAGATAACGATGAGACTGTCAACAATACCCGTAACTACCGCTCCAAATAGAAAACCTAGCCAAAAATCATCACTCATAATTCACACACTTTTTGGAACAAACAGCAACCCATAAGTCCAGTATCGCTCGGAACTTCCTCAATCAGTTTCCAGTCAGTGCGGTAGCCTTGAAGTAGTCCAAGCTTCTTGAGTCCTTCTCGCACACCTAGAACCGAAGAAGGTTTACCGGCATACGAATGATCCTGCGGCCACTGTTCCTGATGCTTCTGGAACGATGGAAGTGCTGTGTCGTGAAAGAGGCACAGTCCGTTCACTACGACGAAAGGACTATAGTTTAGAAAGTCCATCATCGCGTGATTTACGCAGTGGCATCCGTCCACGAAGCAAAAATTGCTTCTATAGTCCTTCGGAAACTCCCTCCATAAATCCATACTGTCGCCTGAATAGAATGTATAATTCTCATCAGGTGTTGGATTGGGGCGGTAGTGTTCAAAGTCGATTCCAACGCAGTGAACTGGACAATCGTGTTCCATGCCCCAACGATAGACTCCACGGGTTGTATTCGCGGAAAATACACCCACTTCTGTCATACGAATTTCCCCGAATTGCACCTTAATTTGTGCGAGAACCTGGTCTATGAGATCCGCTTCTATTTCGCGTATGAATCCATACCGATTTCTAGGGTCAGTCATATCTTCCCACATTTAAGCTACGAACGGTACATCTATCCATTCAGACCAATGCCATGTAACCATGTCGTCCGACACGCTACGGGTGCGGTACTGAAGCGTATAAGCGTCCAGTGGCGCGGTGTCCTTGTATTCTTCAGGATGTTCGGGGTCTAATTTCCAACGCAACTCCACCATTTTAGTACAATGACGTTAATTCGTGCGACTCGTCATCTGAGAGAGGAGTCGGTTTATACAGCAACCACGTCCACCGTAAATTCTTTTTCTCGACGTAGCACAGCACGAAGTTAGCCGTCCAACCTACTGCTACTCCCATAACCAATCCCATAACCAATCCGATCAACACATTAGTTGTCATCTATCATCTCCATTCTAAGTGGTATCCGTCGATGTCCTTCTGGCTGACCTCAGTGTGAGGGTCTTTGAACAAATCTTCGGTCTTTATTGTTTCCAGAAATTCGTCGGTCAATTTGAGATTCAAGAATCGTGAGTTCATCCGTCGAAAGATGTACATGGTGAACACGGCAGAAACGTGGTTCGGGCGATAAAAGAACCGAACTCGCCTCCATAAGTTTTGGAAGTAGTCAGCCATTTCAGGAAAACTACTTTGGCGACACACGTTGCAAAACTTGCCTATCTCTGCCATTCCAAGAGTTAAGTACTCATTTGGAGTTGGGATGCCGCATGAAGTCCAGTCGTTTTCCAAGATGAAGTGATCGTGAAAGTTCGGAATTAAAATGTCCATCACTGCCCTGTCAGCAGGCTTTAACGGGGTCATTCCAAATTGATAGATATTCTTCTCCGTGTCTTTGGATGTGTTTACGAATCCGTAACTCTCAAGATGCTCATGAATAAATATGTCCGTAGCTCTAATGACCTTCAGAATCCGTTCGTCTCGCTCAAGAGGTTCAAGAGGCACGTTCTCAACAGTCCAATCGCAAGGGTCAATCCTGCGAATCGTGAACTTGTCTCCGTTGGTGTCGTTCCATCGCTTTAAGTAAGACAAGTAAGGCAAAGTACGGCATGAGCCTAAAATGAGAATCTGTTGCGGGCCGGTTCCGGTCTGGTAGAACCCGTTGATTAACTGTTGTTGCTTACTTTCTATCGTGGAGATCATTCAATTTGTCCTGCAAGACCTTTTGTTCCTTTTTAGTTCCGTAAAAATGCAGTAAATACACCGGCTCACCTTTCGCATTTCGTGTAACGGGGGCTGACGACCCACGTAACTTCTTGGCAATATCGTCCAACATTTTCTGAGTCAGTTTCATCTCAGGTGTTTGTGAAGTTTCCGAAAGATCACCAAATCCTCGTGCCGCCGTAAATCTTGTTTACACCTAAAATAATAGTGCGGTTGCGCTCGGTTGATCTCGTTCCACACAGAGAACGTGAATCCTTGTCCGATACCGTACGTGGTAACAACATACTCGTCCCCGTGCTGGTCAATCGACGCCATTCGTCCTTTATTGTTCAACGGGATTCCAATCTCGTGCGCAAGATCGGTAATGCTGCCGTCCTCCATAATGTTATTATTCCACTTGTCCTTGTTCGCCACCAAGCGTTCGATCACGTCTCGCGACATGATGTAACTCCCGCCACCCCACAGGAACGGTCGTTCTCCGGTCACGAGTAGTCCCATAAGTAGATTCTTTCGATGCAACGTTCCGCAGTACTCTACCAAGTTACGTTTGTGAACGTAGGTGCTTGAGTGTGTGCGAGCCATGAAATCCCAGTCTGGAATCGCGAGTGCGTGTTCGTACGCTTCCATTGTGCGTGGGGCGACTCGCTCTAGTTCTTCGTCAAAGTTAGACGAATACATTACCTCAGAATTTTTAGGACATCGCATCGTAGCAGGAGTGGTGGTCTTGCCGCAGTAGTAGAGTGTGCGAGTTTGTGGATGATCTTCTGAATCCCAAGTTTCCAAAGAACAATCCATCAACGGGCCCCACGGTTCACGACGGGCTGACAGGACGAGGATCAGGACGTTCATTCTGATTTCCGGTATCCGTCTATCAAACGAGGGATGATTTCGCGTTCTGGAATGCTATTCAAAATAAAGACGGTCCATCTTTCATATTCATATCCGAGAGTCGCCCGATGATATGTCTCGTGCTCGATAGAAACAGCAAATGCGACATCATCGGGATTTCCCATGAATGCTGCCGGTCTAGGTTTTGGAATCCTAACCTCATGAAGAGATTCCGACACTGGATTCCTTTCGCCGTCTCGGTCGCCGCCTATGAATAAATGATTCACGCTAGAATCTCCTCGATTTCGTTTCGTATCTCAGGCGTCAATCCTGACCACGACCAATACTGCTTCACGAATGATTCAGGAATTCCGAATCGCGTATCATGGAAATGAATGAAGTTCCGATACTCTCTGTACAAGAATTGACCCAAGAAATTAAATTCAGTGACACCCCTGAACGGTTGCGCTACAGCCCATTGCGCGAAACTCATGTGATGCCGTTCCTGAACGTAATCTCTGAAACATCCCAACGCCCATTTTGGAACTACTACGCTATGGCGTCTCATAAATTCAAACTCGCTGTCCTCGCCTGAAAATTCTCGCATTGACGTAGCGTGGGCGTGCGCGTTCTTGTCGCCAGACGTGACTTCAATCATCGGGGTCATTAACCACAACGGTTTTCCATCCACCATTAGATCATCCGGCGTAACAGGCTTAACGAATACACAGTCAGAATCTAGAAAGCATACTTGGTCTCCCGTGCAGTATTTGTCTGCCGACATTTTAGCAAGCTGCTGTGTCACGTATCCAATTCCGTGCATCCCGTTTCCTGTTTCAGGTTCAGGTATTTTGACCAGCCGTTCCTGAGTGAGTGAAAGATGTGATCCTTCGGGTATGACCACGACGATTTCGTGAAAGCCTGACGAGAAACGGTGAATGCTTTTCAAGCAATATGCTAACCAGCCAAAGTCAGGAGGGTAACTTTTGATAAAAATGCTAGTCGTCATTTACCAGTACTTGATTACAAAGTGACATGCCACGGTTACTATCCCGGCAACGGAAATTAGCCATATCACGATACAAATAACGGGGAGTATTATATCGAGGTTCTTCACTTGATGATCTTCGCTTCCCGCAACGCCTGTCGCACCCTAGCTTTGTAGAT